CATTTTTCAATAGGGCTAATGCTTTCGTTTTTTCATAGTTATATCTGTCAGCGAATCCAGCAGTGTCAACGGCTCTCTCTGTATCAGATACTTTGTAACCCTGTTTGAAGATTTGGCAATAGTTAGCAATTCTCGCAGGATTAGTGAGAGTATTGTAAGTAATTGCAGTACCTTCAATTTGTGAATTCAACTTTACAGCTGACAACGTATCAACTACAAAACTTGTTAAGTTTTAGACTATATCTTCCACCGATTCCTCGGTTGGATTGGTTTGTAAAAAATACCTTAATTTGTAAAGCATACTTGGAATAATATATGGTTTGATTATCTCTATTAGTTTTTTAGCGTTTGGTTTATTAAAGTAAATTTTTGGATAATTACCACCGTGAATCCTTGTTTCTATCCCCAACTTATCCAAAAAATAACTTTTTATTATCTGGTTATCTACTGGCAGATAAGAACAGGAGCATAAATACAACTGCGGGTATTTCCTGTTATTTATACAACCATAACCATCATCCATAAACCAAGTTGCTAAACCCAACGGAGTTAATTTATTTAAAACCTTTGCCCTAACTATTTTTTTTCCATAAGGATAAAATATTTTTCTCAATCTCGTGAAATAAGACAGGTTTCTTGTCCTTAATGTAAGGGTAGTGTATTCTTTTTGTCTTATCCTATGATAATGAGTAGCTTGTTTTATCCCTGTGGAAACAGGTTTTAAAAATGATTCTTTCCACTCCATATATTCTTTCTGTTTGGGTGAATGGCATATCATTAAATGATAATGTCTTGAGCCGGTTGATAAATAAACTCCGGCATCTCCTAACAGACTTCCAAAGAGCATTTCTCTTGATTCCTTCGATAAAGGATTTAACATTCTTATCCTTGTCTAATAAATAGTATTTTTTTAGTCGTTACACCTTCCTACTTTTGTAGGCTCGGCTCGGTATTGGCTTTCGCTTCCACCGAATTTCCAATCTGTTTTACGAGAGGCTAGTCGTTATTACGATAACCACTCATGGCGAATTGATTTCGCTGTTGACGTACCCGCACCCGAAATGAACTGGGTATTTTTAGGTGTAAGATTTGTGAGCAACTACTCTGACTTGCGTTCCCGCAAGAGTCGGACTATGTTATCTAGTTATTACTAACCGTTTCGTATATAGTCTCTACACATTTAGATGTGCTTCCTTCAAAAAATCTGTTAGGATTCACACCACTTAGCTCGGCGTTACCCGTTCTGGGTTTCACCGAATTAGCGAAATTTTCTGTGCTAAAATGTAAATGTTTATGACAACGCCTACACAAAGTAATAACATTATCTTTATCTGTTGCCAATTCTGGAAATTGTTTAACTGGTTGAATGTGGTGCATTTCTAAATCACCATCGTATCCACACTCCACACACTCAAATCCATCTCGTTCAAATGTTCCTTGTCTCAGATTCCTATAATCTTTGAACCGAAGTTGCTTATTTTTCTTGGATTTTCCGTGGCTGTAATTAGGATTCAGTATACCAACTCTAGTTTTAGCCCAATCAGACAATTTCTGTTTATGTTCTTCTGATTTTTTTAGACCCTTCATTGCAACTGAACGGGTTCTAATGGCTATATCAAATCTATGCAACCATTTATGTATACAGGTTTCTCCCACACCATTTTCTAATCCAATAGTGTGCATAGACTTTTTTAAGTCAATATATTGTTCCTTTAACCAGTCTTTATTTCTCCAAATACATTTTGACATAGGGACTTGCTCAAATTTTAATCCAGTAAATCTTCACGTAAAGCTGGGTCGTCGTATGTGTTACCATATGTTAATGCCATTTATTTTACTTCTCCATTGAGGCTTTCTTTGCGACAGCCATAGCTTTTAATGCTGCGGCGACATCTTTGAGATTGCCTGATTGTTTTGCTTTATCTAATGCAATACGGTGTGCCGGTAAAGCCTGCACGTTGGACTTAGAACCACTCTCCACCAATGTTTGTTTTTGCAAGTGTTTAACCTCTGCTTTCAGTTTAGCTTCTTTTTGTTGAACCTGTCCCTGATTCATTCGGTTAATCCTTGCATACGCAATATCAGCGGCAAATGCAAATCCTTCTGGGTCTCGAGCAAGCCTTGGGTCTTTCATCAAGACATTGATTTCGTTTACCATTGGATTTTTTTCATTCATCCCAATTAACTGACCCTGTTGGTTTCTAACAAAAACATCAGGATATGTTTGGGCAACATAACCAAAGGTCTGAGTTTTAATTCTTGAGGCTTCACGTTCATAATCTTGAGCCTTGAATTTTTCCTCGACCTTTTTCATTGCCTGTTCTTCTATCAACAATGCTTTTTGTTCTTCTACCCACGGTCTGTGTTCGGGTTGATTCTGAGCGAATTGCTCTAACTCAGCAATCGTGTACTTCTTTTCCTGCGGTTTCCCGTATTGCTGAAAACTACCTTTAACTGCCTCGTCGATAAGAGTCGGAAGTTTTTCGATAGTTTCTTCACTTTTCCGTTTCCACTCCATTGCCCGATTCTTCCACGGTACACCATACTCGTCTACGTCCAGATTAACTGCTGGGTCAGTTTGAGCGGTTTCCGTTTCGGGTGTTGTGGTTTGTGCCTGTTCGGTCGCTGTTTCAGGCGTATTAACGACCTCTTTTACTTCTTCTACAGGAGCTGATTCTGTAGTATTTACAGCTGGTTGTTCTTCCATTTAGTTCTCCTTTTCGGAATACTCTCCGATTGAGTCTTAGAGGGAACTCTAAAATCAATAATCAAAGACTTGGAAATTATCTACTCCGCCTACGTTTTTAACTTTACTTAAATCAAATGCTTTGGGATTCTTTTTTAATCTTGCCAATTCTTTTTGATTGAAATAAAACAAACCCTTATCTCTCTCAATAGTGCCTTTAATTAATCCCGATACTAACTGCAATGTTTCTTTAAAAGAATTCTCACTTGCCTTGTCCTTAAATTTCATGCTTGAGGCTTCTTTATAAGGCGTATTGGGATTACTAACTGCATAGTAACCTTTTTGTAAAACCTCTGGTAATGAACTACCAAACTCCTTCGTCCTCCCTGACTCTATTCGGTTAAGAATAGTAGAAGCCACCATTTTTCTAAATTCCTTGGAAGCACCGGCACCTTCTCCATGAACTGCTTTTGCTATTTCGACTTCTATTCCCATATTATTTCCCCAACTTAACTTTTTTAAGAATGGGTTTAGTAACAACAGGAACAACAACCCTGTCATTACCCAGAAGCCCCCTTTTCTTTGCCTGTTCACGCATACCATCAAACTTACCCATAGAGCCTCCTTAGTTCGGGTCAAAATCTTTGACCATTTTAGTTTCAGTGTTTTGTAATTTATCTAATTCCTTCTTGGCGTTATCCAAATCCATTTGGTATTTATTAGTCAGGTCTAATAAATGGTTATAAGCTAATGCTGTGATTCTAAATTCTTCTAAATCAATACTACCTGCTTTTATTTTCCACCAGTTATCATCAATAAAGTTCTTTTGTTCAACAATATCTCTTTGGATAACCTCCCAAGCGGGGCATCTTTCTAAATGGTCTAAGACCGTTTGGCACTCATTGATTCTCTGCACATATACATCTTGAATATCTTTTGCATAATTCTTTAACACTGGTGCTTTTTTACGAGGTCTTCCCATTTTCCTCCTTATTCGTTTTTAGATACGTCGTGTTTTTTATCCTCTGGTTGTTCCGCTAATTCTTTTGCAGAACTGACTATTTTATTCAAAGTGTCTGCTTTTTTGTTTTGAATATCGGCAGAATGTTCTCTACCAGTCATCTCGTCATTCATCCTACGCCCACGAGTATCGGGTTGCATACCCATAGCACCTAAAATCTGAGCCTGTTCAAACTCTGTTAAATCTTTCATCTTAGGTTTAAACATCGGGGCAATCTGTTCTAATGTCGGTTTCTGTGGAGGTTGAGGCATGGTTACTAATTCCTCCCAGCCATCTATATCTGCGATTTGATAAACACGTTTCATTCCATTGGCTAAGTTTTGTGGAGTGACTACCCCTGACTGCATCGCCATTGGGTTTTCCTGCATCTGCAAAATCATTTGTGCTTTTTGCAGTTTGATTTGCGGATTTGTGTTTTGGTCATTACCCCTGACCGTGATTTTGTATTTTCCTTGGATTTCTTCTTTTGTGAGCCGAATAGGTTCATAACCGTTCTGACCAAAGTAAGCAAATTCATATTTATCATCTCCATATTGACACCAGAGTTCCCAAATCCAATTAAACAATTCTCCGATAGACCCAGTCATTAAATCAGCGTCTAATGAAAAAATGTTTTGCATACTCTGTTGTTGCATACCAACTTCACCTAACGTCCGAGGTTGGCGTTTATTAATCATTGATTGCAGTGTAAAGTCTGACTGACCAATAAGTTCTTCTACTCGTCCCTCTAGTAACATCTGTTCTCTTTCGTAGGAGAACTCAACATTAGGGTTGTTATTATTAAGAGGGGCGATAATATCATTGAGGGGTTGCATACCCGATACGGGCATACCCTGTCCCCAAGCAAATTGCATTGTATTCTTGTTAATCATTCCTGCCCGATAGACATACATCGGAGCATTACGCATTGTCTGGCTATCGAGTTTCATATTGTGTTGCATATCTATTTCTTTAACGATGTCCTCGATGATTTCAGGTATACCCCTGTGTGAAAACCACCTGTCGTCTGTGAGTTCATAGAAAGTTTTTACAAAGGGATATTTACCAGAGTAAAAAGGTAAAGCAATCTTACGAATGACTTTGTCGAAGTCAGGGGCAATAGTAATGACACATTTCTCATCAGTGCCGTCGTCATTAATATCATACCAACCGTAATATTCCCAAATACGAACCTTGCCTGTTTTCTCTAAGACATCAATTCCTTCACGTGAATCTTTCTGCCCGTCAATATTTGCATCACGAGAAGTCCCGTATTGAGTGGTAACAGCTTTAGATTTTTGTTCCTCGGCTAATTCAGCAATATCTCCAATGTCCCAGTTTTTATATTTACCATTTACTTCTAAAGTTTCTATGGGAAGATTAAATTCGTGGATAATCCAAGTGCAAGACTCAGGATGATAACCAGAATCAGTGGGAACAAATATTCTTTCGGGTTCGCAAAGAGCAACGTCTGGATAGTTACAAATTACATCTTGAAAGGTTACATCTATATTTTTCTTTCCCTCATTCAGGGCTTTAATTATTTCGTCTAACTTATCGCCATTTTCTTTAGCAACTAACGGGGACATATCCACATCATACTTCTTGGCAATTAATTGTTTCAACATCTCTGGAGGAAGTTGCGGGTCAAAGACCACCGTGGCTTCTTCAACCGAAAGGTCATTAATGTTTAATTTCTCGACCCTGGTGATAATGTTTGTATTCCAATAAGGTTTCATAATGTAGAAACCTTTTTCTAAGGTCTGGTCTATGGCGATAATTAATTTATTCTTTAATTTAATCACGTCCATAATCATATGGTCTAAGAACTTTTCAACCTTAAGAGCAGTCTGCCAATTACCTGACGGAGTGGGGATAACAGCGGCAATGGGTCTAATCCCAGCCACGACATTAACGAGAGCGGCTTTTAATTTACGCAACTTGGTTTCGATTGTGGGCATACGGATATTTGCACATCCGACAAACGGAAAGTTCTTTTCTTTCTTAATGCGATAACGCATTTTATTCCATTTGAGATTATTCTGTTCCCACTTGGTTGTCATTGCCTGGGATTCCTCAACCATTCCCTTGATTGACGAAACCAATGTATCTTTTTTTAATTCCTCTTTTTTAGCCATTAGTCCATTCCGTAATTGTTAAAATGTTTCTGTTTTTTATAATCGTGTCCTAAATTATCTACTTCCATATCATTAGCAAAATAAGGCTGGAGAATCTGTTCTCCGTAAGCCAGGCAATCTACACAATCATCCCAGCGAGACGAACCAATGGTCAGTAGCTCGTCTCTTAACTCTATATGATTCGGGGAAATAAAGTATTTTCCCTGTTCAAACAAAGGTTGTAGAGCGGCGGTGACTCGGGCTTTCTTACCCCGAATACTTATTGACGTTCCCGTCTGCGTAAAACTATTTTTAAGCTCTACAACTGGGGGATAAAGTTTACGTTCTTCACACTTCTTTAAGAAAGAATCAAAAAATGCTTTCTCTACTCCAGAGTTAGGAATTCCAATCGCCGTAACTGTGTTCTTGTTCTGAAGCCACAGATTTATAATAGCGTCTTGGAATTCGCCAATGGGTTGATGAGTCCTGACATAAGAAGCGGCATAACGGTTCATTTGTTGGTCTATTGCGATGTGAACGGCAGTCTTATAGTCTGCTTTTTCGTCATCCGAATACGCTGGGTCGACCGTTATAACGCTTGAATATTGTGTCGGAAATTCTTTCCAGTAACGAATCTGGTCTTCTTTAATCGGGACAGTTTCATCAGAGATAGGATTGTTCATATACTCTGAAGCAAAAGCCCATGAACCTATTTCACGTTTACGCTGTTGAAGTCGTTCGTGACTCCAAAGTTCTCCCCAAAGTTCGTTGCCCTTCTCTTGTTTACCATCTTTATAGGCTTGGTACTTCTTAGAGAACCAGCCGTTATCAGCTACCAGAAGGTCGGAAAGCACGGAAAGGGGATGTATAATCGTGCCGATAATTATGAATTGACCCTCTGGCATAAGGGTGTTAAGACAATCTTTAAATATCCAATCCTTTAACTTTTTACGTTGTTCTTCGCTTTCGACGCTTTCATTGGTTTCCAAGTCGTCGCATATAAGAACATCAGGTCTGAATCCTCTAATTTGCCCACCTGCACCTCTGGCACGGATATTGACCCGTGTAGAGTTTTTAAGGATAATCTGCCCTTCTGACCATTTGTCGCTTTTGAGTTCTCCAAAGAAAGCTATAATCCTCCGATTAATTTCCAGTTCACGTTTAATCTTTCTTAGCCACTCAATCGCTAGACCTTCAGAGGCGGAGATAATCGTAATGTCTTTGCGTTTCTCAAACAAAGCTAACCAAAGCGGATAAAAGACCGAAGCTATGGTAGACTTCCCATGTCCCCTTGGAGACGCAAGAGCGATTCGGGGGGAAATGGGAATCAAATCGTACATTTCCTTATGAAAAGCGGGAATAGAAGAAGTAAGATACTCAGCACAGAAGTACTTAACAAACTCAAAGAAAGAAGACTTAAACTTAGCTTTCAGTAAATCTGCCTGTTCTCTATCCAGTCTTCACCTCATAACCAAAGGGACACTCCTTTTTATCAAAACAACGATAGACCTTAGGAACGTCTTCTTTAGCCTTACAAGTCTTACAAGTGGGTCTGAGTACCTTTTTCTTTAGTTTATTCAACCTTGCCCCTTAAATCGTTAAAATTAAGCTATTTAAAATGTCTATGTCTGAACTAAGACCTTAAATCCTAAAACTATGAGTAATTTAGGGCGGGGGTTTATACACATATTAAGCCCCCCTTGGGGGTGTGGTCGGTGGCTACCCTTAACCATCCTTTATTCTATGTTAACTAACATACACCAATGACTTACACTATGCTATGTATGTTATGCTCCTACTTCCGCATATGTACATTATGTTAACTAGGCTATGTGTAACCCATTGATATAGACTAAGTTACTATCAACAGGTTTATCCACAGATTATAATTGACTACAATTAGTTATCAACAGAGTTATCCACTATTTTAGGGAACATTGTATCTTTATGCTTGCTCAGGTGGCACTTATCACACAACCAGATTATGTTAAAAGGGTTATCGTAATTGTAATGATGCCCGTTCATCCTGCCTTCTGCCCCGCACTCTTCACAAATATACTCTTCCACTATAAAACCATTCCTAATTAACTGCCTTGTAATGTATCGTATCTCTTGATGGCTCATTATTTTACCTCAATAGGTGGCTTTACATCAGGTAAGTCAGCCATATCCTTGCTATTTAGCCCGAATATGCCAACATTGGTAGTCTGATTATCCCTAAACATGTTTAAATACTTGCCTAGAAGCTCTAGGATACGTACTCTGTCGCTACTCTTGGCATGAATAGACTGAAGCTCTGTGTTTAGCT